GAGCAGAGTGGGGGCACTTAATTCAGGACGCCCCACAGTCTCAACATATTCAAAATATTATTTCATTTTTGAAACCGTTTACCGAGGACGATAAGCCGCATAATCTTGGAATAAATTGTTTTGCCGGCATCTCTAGATCTACCGCAATTGGAATTACTGCTCTCGTTATGGCTAATAGAACTATAGAAGAGGCTCTTACAGAAATCTTAAAAGCAAGAGTGGAAGCCTGGCCCAATCTCAGAATATTAAAATTTGCATCCGAAATTTTAAATATCGATATTCACACCCATGTTAAAAAATGGAAAGATCAGTTTTTTAATTCAGAAGAAATCTTTATTCCACCAGACAGACAGCAATGAGCAACACTATAGAAGAAATAACAAAGTTGACAGATGAATGGTATTGCTTGATAGGTAAAGATCATCATAAAGACCGCGATTGCCATTGGTACATTGAAACCAAGTGGAGCTACGGTTTCCCGCCCAAATATTTGGTTTGCCATTATGGGTATATAATTGACGCTATTGAAGAAGAATGCGACTCATACGATCTAGCGTTAGCCAAATTAAAAGAAGTATTGACAAAAGAGATAAAAGAATATAAGATCTACCAATCGCAAAATGAAGAAGAATCTGATTGGTGAAAAGCCTCTATTATTTTTAGGAGATAACCATGGCTCATGGGACGGTCTTTTCTTTAAAATAAAAAGAAATAATATTTCCAATGTAAATATTATCTCTGTCGGAGATTTGGGTATAGGATTTTACCCCAGTCGAGATATGTCTACGTGCGACTTGCTAGACAAGCAGTTTAAACAACGTAATATTAACTTTTACGGAATAAGAGGCAATCACGATGACCCTTCTTATTTTAAGGGAGAAAATAGAGTTTGTTTGAACAATTTCGAACTGATAGAGGATTACTCGGTTTTTGAGCATGGTTCTAAGCTTATTCAATTCATAGGAGGCGCGATATCCATTGATAGAACCGGAAGAGCGGCTGGAGTTTCATATTGGGAAAACGAGGGAGTTGTATTCGATAAGGACGCATGTCAAAAAGTGGATATTCTTGTAAGCCATACGGCTCCATCATGGTGTTTTCCTCAACAATTCAATGAAATTGTATATGGATGGGCTAGAGAAGACGCTTATTTAATTGAAGACCTAACAGACGAACGAGCTGTCATGGACGAAATATTTAAATTATGTACACCAAGACTTCACCTATATGGACACTTCCATTCAAGTTGGTCAGAAAGGGTAAACGGGTGCATGTCAAAATTGCTAAACATAGACGAACTTTATGAATGTCCTCAATAAATTTTATTTCTATTGATGAGGCTAAATTTTCCATTAGAAGAATCTTTTAACATTGCTGCTAGCAAATTTTGCGGCTTGGATTGTTATTTGATAACGCCGCAGATCGACGCAAAATGGAATAAAAATAATTTATTCTGCCGCTCTCTAGTTACAGATAAAAATGGAAAAGTCTTATCTTCTGGTTTTCCTAAATTTTTTAATCACGGAGAAAAAACAGAATGCTATCCAGATCCTACCAACTTCAACGACTGGAAGTGTGAAGACAAAATAGACGGTTCTCTTTTAATTGCGGATCATGTTAATGATCAATTTTCTATGCGAACTAGAGGAACCGTATCTTATCTCGCTCAACCAAACGCAGGAGACTTTGAGCTGCTTCCTAAGAAATACCCAAAAGTACTAGAGTTTTTAAAAGAAAACCAGCATCTGAGCTTTTTATTTGAAATTATTACTCCAAACAATGTAATAGTTGTAAGACCTCCAGAGATAGATTTCTTCTTTTTAGGCGCAATTAATAAAAATGGAATGTGCGTGGTTTCTTCTTCTGACCTGACTAATATTTGGAGAAAAATTGGTCCAATACCAACGCCTCGATCTTATAATTTTTTAGACACTAAAAACCTGTCTAAAATAGCTGAAAGTATAAAATCATGGAAGGGTAAAGAAGGAATCGTTGTATCTTACAATAACGGGCAAAATAGAATCAAATTAAAGTCAGACTGGTATTTGTTTTGTCATAGAGTTAAGTCGCAATTAAACTCACAAAATAATTTAATTGAATATTATGTTGATTCTGAAATGCCTCAATGCGAAGATTTCTATAAAAGAATCGAAACAGAATTTGATTTTGAAATAGCTTTACAATTAAAAGACGAAATAGAAAAAATTTGCAATTCTGGCAAAAAAGCAAGACTATATATAGATAGCATTCTTGAAATGATTCACGATATTAGAAAAGTGAAATCTAGAAAAGAACAAGCCGAAATGATAAAAAGGAACTATAAAGAAAATTCTGCGTATGCTTTTTCAATACTTGACAATAAACCTCTATCTAAAATTCAATGGATAAAATTAATAAATAATTTCTTATGAAGAAAATCATAAAACCGGCCGAAAGAGAAGAAGCCGTTTATTACTCTGACTTTTCTGGAAAGAACTTGGGAAAGTTCGCGGTTCCTGTAGAATTAAAAATTTCTTGCGGATATGAATCCAAATATGATGGGATGGATATAACTTTTCATTTAGATGATAATGATTTAGAAAAAATAATTACTTACCTTAAAAGCAATATTTCCAATGACTTCAAAGAATCGATAACGAAAAAAATTGATAAATATGACAACGACTACGAGGCCAGCATGCAAATGAGAGACTGGGATGCATGCGATAATGTTTTAAATAACCTAAGTTTTCTTAGAAAACTAGTCAATACAAACAAAGAAATTGAATAAAAATGAAAGTAAAAGATTTAATTTTAGCTTTACAAAAGCTAGATCCGGAAATGCTTGTTCTTGTAGACGGCTACGAAGGCGGCTATACCACTCCTTCTGCGACAGATCAAATTGAAGTGTGTGGTCCATTCGACCGAGCATGGTACTATGGAGAATACGACGATTGCGAAGGCGGAGAGCCAGTAAAAACAAAGGCTTTTTTAATGCGTAGGTAAAAATGTACTTCAATTTCACAATCTATAATTTTTTTATAAGATCAAACTTCTGGTACAAACTCAGCTGTTTTCACAAACAGCTTTCCAAAAATAAAAATCTGGAAGTAGAAACTTTTTTTTCAAGTAATAGCTTGTTTTCTATTGAATTTGATTGTAAGCTTACCGGAAGAGATCATGCCGGAATTAGATTCAAAATGAGTATTTTTGGGCTAGAAGCCGAAATGAATCTTTATGATTGTAGGCACTGGGATTATAAAAAAAATAAGTGGAAAGAAAACGATTGACTTTTCAATAAAAAAAATACATATCTAAAAAGATGACAAGAGAACTTGAAGCCAAGCTTGTAGAAAAATATCCTAAAATACTAGTAAATATACACGGAGATCCAAAGCGTACATGTATGGCATTTGGTCTTGAATGTGGAGATGGGTGGCATGATTTATTGGACGATTGCATGAATAAATTGCAATATATTTGCAATATATGCTCTTCTGACGGCAGAGAGGTTCAAGTTGTCGCAGATCAAATCAAAGAAAAATTCGGAACGCTTCGCTTTTATGTAAGCGCATATGGAGCAAATGAGATCGAAAATGATATTATAGACGACATTATTTCAGAAGCGGAGAGAAAATCTTCACATACCTGCGAAGTCACTGGAGATCGGGGAGAGCCTTGCAAAAGAGGCGGTTGGTATAGAACGCTATGTTATGAACAAGCCAGGAAAGATGGCTATTCCGCTTGCGATGAAAACACAGAAAAATACTGGAAAGAAAAAGACGAAAAAGAAGCGGCTAAAACCGTCTCTTGAGCAATTAGAAGATTTCGCTTTTTACGAAAGCGGCTTATCAGCAGACGGATGTCTGAACAAACTAGATGATTACGCCTTAAAAGCCATAGCTAAATATGGAAGAATCCTCCTGGAAAACAAAGATAATTAAATTATATTATTTTTTCATAAATTATGATAATAAATTGATATTATTTTTAATTTTATTTGCTCTTTTTACTACTCTCTACGAATTGTGTGAAAAAGCTTCTTTGATTAGAACAGAATTCAAAAATTATATAGAAAATAAAAATGACCAATTCAGAAAAAACAGATAGAGTAATTATTATCGGATTTATTTTAGTTCTCGTTGTACTTTTTACTTCAATGACCGTAAGCGAGTATTTATCTTACTTATCAATCAAGCGCAAATTTAGCTTAATCGAATTAGCTATCACGAAAG